TTTTTATCTATTTTACTTTTCTTTATCTAATATTTCTATCTTTCTAAGAGCAATTAATTCTTCCATTTCTTTGTTTAAAAATGGAACTTCTATACGCTGATAATTTTTGTATTTATTCTCAGGATGCATACACACCAAATATAAGGCTGTTACTTTTTTACCATATTTATGTTCTAATATTGTTTTATACATATTTAATTGTAAAGAATAATGCCAAAAGTTTGTATCAGGCAAATGAGATATACAAGTTGTTTTCGCAAATTTTCCAAAGTCTGCTTCGAATTTGATTTCCTTGCAACGCTTCCAATCATATATTTGAAGTGTTCCATCTGGATTCTCATATATCATATCAATTGAACCAGATAATTTTAATTCTTCATAATATACCATCCATTCTGTTCTATAAGGAACCAAATGACCATATTCTTTTAAATAATTTTGGAAAAATCCATATTCTAGACTATCATTAGTTACTTCCATACCATTATAATAACATTCAATATCATTATGCATTTTTGTACCTTCTTTTGCTGCATTATCTCTGTTATCATCCCACATTTTCTTTATATCTTCACGAGTTTTTCCATAATATGCATATGTTGGATCTGACATTTTTTTTGATTTTAATATATTATCTATTATCTTATCTGCATTAAATTCTTCAAAATGTCGATGATTCCATGTTGTAACTGAAGTATAAGTTCCACGTTCTCCATTTACTGTGTAAATATGAGGCCCTTCTTCAAAAGAAATATTATTATCTCGCTCATGGGCGTTCTTTTTAGACAAATAGTCTATTGTTCCTGGAATAATCTCTGTAAAATTTGACATTTTATATTATATTGGTAATATTATAATTTCTATTATTAATTCAATTTTTTATATCATAACAAATGCATATACAAATATTACAACCTATTATTTGAAGAAAACTATTAATATTATCACTTTGATTAAAAAATTCTAATACTTTTTACGTATATACTTTATTATGTAATATTAGTTAAATCTTCCTTTATTTTTTTTGATATTTCTGTACGTATCTTTTGATATAACAAATCATCGTTATTATTTATTCCACCCAATATTTTTGTATAATAATCCACATATTTATTATTTATTGCATCGTCTTCGTTTATTAAATCCTCATGTTTTTTATACCATATTTCTTTAAAATCTATAATAAATTGTCTACATATTTTTCGTATTTCTTTATCTATATCTTTATTTGAAGCTTGCTTCCAAATATTATTACCATTATCATCACAATAAATATAAGTTGTGTTTTTACTGTTGCTAAACGTTCTTATCGGTAATGTACCATCATTATTATTTATGCTGTTTTCTAATAAACTTATTATTCCTGTTAATAAATTTGTATCAAAAACATTTGGTAAATATAATTTTACATTACTCAATAAATTATTTATCCAAATATCTAATGTATATTTTGGCTGTTTTTCTCCTGATAAATTATTTAATAATTCTAATATATTTAATTTTTCCTGCTTATAACCATAACTTCTTAATCTTTTATTCTCTTCTTCTAATTTTGTTACCTTTAATGCTAATTCTTTTACTATTGTATATATATCTTTTATTGAGGGAACCACATCTAATTCTTCATTATTATTAGAATTATAAATGTGACAACAAGCGATATGTCTATCATAATTATATTTAGTTGAATATTCTTTTACACAATATTCGCATTTATATTTTAATTTTACGTCCATTCTATATTGTTATTCTATATATATCATTTAAATCAATTTTCTATAATGCTTATGATATTTAGTGAAAATAGAAATGGTAAAGTTGTTAAACCAAATCTAAAGTCAAATCTTACTATGAATACAAATAATAATAGTAATAAATATGCAAAAACACTATTTAAATTAGATATGTTTTCGCGGTTACAAAATGTTAGTAAATGTAATAGTTGTGGTAATTAATATATGATTTATTTATATAAGAATGAGCAAAAATATCTCAAAATATTTAATTATTATTCTTATTGTTGTATTTGGATTATTTATTATTGTTGACAGTTTAACAAAATTAGGTGCATTTGAAATGATGAATAATAAAAAGGAAAACATGGACAATAAAAAGGAAAATATGGACGATAAAAAGGAAAATATGTATAATAAAAAGGAAAATATGGACGATAAAAAGGAAAATATGGACGATAAAAAGGAAAATATGTATAATAAAAAGGAAAATATGAATAATAAAAAGGAAAATATGAATAATAAAAAGGAAAATATGAATAATAAAAAGGAAAATATGGATAACACTAATACTGGAAATACTTCAAGTGAAGCCAAAATGACAGAAAGCTCATTTGCTTCCACTCACAAATTTTAAGAACTATATATTTTAAATGCAATGTTTAGTAAAATATATAGAATTTATCCTTTATATAGTATATAGTATATTATGTCTGATTATTTTGATAAAAATCAATTATTTATGGAACCAACAACAAATCAATATGGTAATCATATGGTTATGACAAACGTCCATAAAATGTCTAAAACAAAATATATTAATATTGATACCAAATTTCGTGATGAATATGATTTTTCACTACCTGCCAATTTTAATATTAATTTACCAGAACGTGTTAATAGCGTTCATTCTATAAAAGTAACTAATATTGAAATACCTATGACATTTTATAATATATCTGCTAATTTAGGTAATAATTATTTTAAAATAACTAATGGAGCCAATAGTGAAATTATAACATTGAAGGATCAAAATTATTCACCTAGTGAATTGGAAGTTGAAATTAATGCAAAACTTACTGCATCATCACACGGTTCAGGGATGTCTTTTTCAATTCCATTAAATATAAACAACAAAACTAGTATTAGTAGTACTGTACCAGCTATTACTATACAATTTGATGTTGACAAATACGGAAATAATGATAAATTTAATTTTAAAAATAAACTTGGATGGCTAATGGGATTTCGTAATATATCATATAATGTTGTTAGTGGAAGTAATACTACTGTAGCAGAATGCAGTATTGATTTATCTGGACCACGTTATTTATACTTAGCTATTGATGAATATAATAAAGGAAAACAAAATTCCTTTATTTCACCATTATCATCATCATTAATTAACAAAAATATTATTGCACGTATTGCAATGGATATTAAAACCCACCCATACGGTACAATACTACCTGCAAACACGGCAACTGGTTTATTAACCACCGATCAACGTAATTACACTGGTAAAATAGATTTACAAAAATTACAAATCCAATTATTAAATGAAACCGGAATTCCTATGACATTAAACGGTCAGGATTTCTCTTTTTGTTTAGAAGTTAATTATGAATAAAAAATTGAATATTTATTTTATATATTTTTATGTTATAACATATTACAATTATGGAAAAAAATGATAATACAGTAAAACGTATTGTATTATCAAATGATATTCAAGTACAACCTGCTAATAGCATAGATATTACAGAATTGTCTAACGACCAAAAATATGCATTTAATTTATTCAAAAATGGATCTAATCTATTTATTACTGGACCAGGAGGAACTGGCAAAACTAAATTAATCAAATATTTATTAGATTATGCTATTAGTATTAAACGGGTTACACAAGTATGTGCTATGACAGGTTGTGCTGCTATCCTATTAAATTGTAATGCAAGAACTTTACATTCTTGGAGTGGAATTAAATTAGCAAAAGGTCCAAAAAATAAGATTATTGAATCTGTATTAAAAAATAAACGTATTGTCGCTCAATGGAAAAAAACAAAATGTTTAATTATTGACGAAGTTAGTATGTTATCCAAAAAAATATTTATTATTATAGAAGAAATTGCAAGAAAAACAAAACACATTGAATTACCATTTGGTGGTATGCAAGTTATTTTTACAGGTGATTTTTATCAATTACCACCAGTTGGAAGTAATAGTGAAATTGATACACAACAATTTTGTTTTGAAACACCACTTTGGAATCAGGTATTTCCTATTGAAAATCATATTAACCTTACACATATTTTTAGACAAAATGATAATGAGTATATTAATATTTTACAACAAGTTAGAATTGGTAATATTGATAACAACTCTATTGAAACTCTACATAAATATGTAAAACGTGATTATGACCCGTCCAAACATAATAATTGTATACCTACTAAGTTATTTCCACTTAGATCAAAAGTTGATTACGTTAATAATACAATGTTTACAAAAATTCAAGAAAAAGAATATGTATTTACTGTTATTAAAAAACAAAATTGTTATACATATATCGAATCCAATAAAAATATACCATTAGAACTAAAATGCAAAAGTGATAAATTAAAATCTACAGAAATTGAATATGAACTTGATGCCTTAATAAATAATTCACCTTGTGTCAATACATTACGTCTTAAAAAGGGTTCAGTTATTATGTGTAATGTGAATTTAGATTTAGATAATGGAATTTGTAATGGATCACAAGGTATTATTACTGATATTATTGAAGATAAAACTAAAAATACTATTATACCAGTAGTTCAATTTGTTAATGGAATTAAAAGAGAAATACAACCATATTATTGGCAATCTGAAGAATATCCATCTTTAGCTATCGGTCAATATCCATTATGTTTAGCGTGGGCTTTAACTATACACAAAATACAAGGTGCTACTTTAGATATGGCAGAAATTGATATAGGTCAAAGTATATTCGAATACGGACAAACTTATGTTGCTCTCTCTAGAATTAAATCATTAGATGGATTGTATCTATCTGCATTTCAGCCGCAAAAAATATGTGCTAATCCTATTATTAATACTTTTTATGAAAATATACCAAAAATCAATTATACAGATATTGATGTTTCTGTTTTTAATCTTAAAGACTATGAATTAAAAGAAGAATCGTATCAAGAATATAATAGTATTAAAAAGATTTTATTAAATTAATAAACATTAAAAATGTTTAAATAAAAATACACAGTAATTGTATATTAATCTATTATGTCCAATAATTCATGGAAACAATATGGAGGAATTAGTAAAATGGATAATTTTAATACTATCAATGCTAGCACTATTGTTGCAGATCAATTTATATCCAGATCTTCTAGACCTACATATCAATTTCTTAATGGTACTTTTGAAGTATCTACTGATTTATCTGCTGGTAGAAATGTGATTTCAGGTAATAGCATATATGCACAAAATGATTTATTTTCAAATAAAAATATTTATTCTAATAACAAAATTTTTTTTGGAAATAATACGTTATTTAATGCTGATTCTTTTGGTAATTTTCCTGCACTAGATGATAATACTACACACGCTTTTTTATATGGAAATGATAGTAATATTGGAGTTAATACTACATTACCATCAACATCATTTAATATTAATGCAAATAGTGAAACAACTACTAATGTTTTAACTGTTGAATCTAAAAATGAATATATACGTAATGTTATCGCACAAAATAAAAATAAGCACGGCATTGTTGTTGATGCTGATGATATTAGTTCTAATATTCATTTTTTTCAAAGTGTTAATACAGATTCTACCAATTTACCTGATGCTAGTGTTAAGTATAATGGAGAATTTATTAATTTATTTTCTGAAAAAGGCATTGTGTTAGATTCTGTCTATTCACAAATTGATGTGTCAGGAGGACAACTTTTAATGAATTCAACAAAAACTTCTCTTACAAATTCCGGTATTCTTGATGTTGATATTTCTGGTGATATTTTACTTCATACAGATAAAGGATATATATTAGATACTTCTTCAGGATTAATTGAATTAGACCAATTTGGAAATTTTAAACTTGATGTATCTAGTAACATAAATATTGATTCATCAGGCACACAAATA